AACCGCTCCAGCCGCAATTTTCTACTTCGTAAAATTTCATGGTTTTTCCTCTTTGTAGTAATCGTTTATAATCCTATAAAAACCCATTAATATACATGTGACAAGTTGACGCACCCTAAGTCATTGAAAAATAACGATTTTGGGTGCGACAGTATGTCACAGTTTACATTTGATCATTTATATGGGAGAATCTAGGATAACAAGAAGCGCGAAGTGCGCCTGCTGTTTGACATCGTGAATAGACAACCAACTCCGGACCAAGCGCCGCGTACCGCGGATCACGGACCGGGGGCCTGAAACTTTTTTCAACTACAGAGGACGTTATGACTGAAAAATTTTCATTCAAACCAAACTATCAAGTTATTGTGACAACAACCCGTATTGGACGCTCATTAGAAGAAGTAAATGATGAACGTCAATTTGTATCTAAAAGCCAAGAGGCGATGGTGCATTTCTGTCAGATAGCAATCGGCGAGGAAGTGATCGTTACTTTTTTGCAAGATGCAAATGCGGGGAGAAATAACTTCCAAACTCAAATGTCTCTGAGGGGCAAACTTGAGTATGAAGAAAGCAGAGACCAGTACAGAGTCTTAAATGGCGTTGCTGATTACTGCTACTTCAAATCAAAGGATGTGATTTCTGCTACCTTTGATGGGACGGAAGAAACTAGCAATGATGTACCAGTATTGATCATTGAGTAACATTAGGGCGGCCTTCGGGTCGCCCTTTTTGTTTGCGGTAACATTTACCTATATAGAGCTCAAATTAAAAAAAATATTTTTTTCATTTTACAGGGTGTTACCTCCGTTACCGGTGTTACCCGTAGGTTAAACGATTATACTATAAGGCTTTTCCAGTAACATAAATGGTAACACCTCTAAAATTAATGGTGTTACCCTTAGATCAAAATTCGCCTTATGGGGGGTCTGGTTTGTTTTTTTAAAAAAAATATTTTTGACCCTATATAGGTAAATGCGTTACTTATTGGGTATGGCAAAGAAACCTGAGACCCGCGGGCGGAAGAAATGCACCATTCATACGCCCTTATCCCGTAAGCAAGAACTGTTCGTTAAAGAGCTTGTCAGCAATGACGGCCAGATAACTTTGAGGGAAGCTGCAATAAATGCCGGGTACGCTGAAAACAGCGCCCACACCCGTGCGTATGAACTAACCAATCCGAACATCAGCCCGCATGTTGTGCACCAGATAAAAGAATACCGCAAAGAACTGGACCATAAGTTTGCAATCACGTTTGGTCGGCACGTTCGAGACCTTCAGAAGATTAGGGATGAAGCCCTGCAAAATGGGGCTTACTCTGCGGCAGTGCAAGCGGAGTATCGACGGGGTCAGGCGCAAGGCGATATCTATGTAAATAAATCAGAGATCCGTCACGGCACTATCGACAGCATGTCTAAAGCTGAAGTCTTACAAGCTTTGAAAGAAATCAAAGAATCTTACCAAGGGGTAACCATTGATGTTGACCCGCAAGAAGTTGAAGCAACCGACGATAGCGCGGAAGAGCGAGAACGGATTTTACCAGCAGTTCAAAGCAGCGGTGAAGAAGCTGGACCGCAAGATCAAGCTGACGCGACTTGAATGCTGGGTGGGGGCCGGAACGCCTGACGTTTTAGTTTATGACGAAACGGGCGCGTTTCATTTTGTTGAGCTCAAATATACCGAAACCAATAAAGTACACTTTGAACCTTCACAAGTAAGCTGGCACGCCCGACATCAAGACGGGTCCGTTTGGGTTTTTGTAAAACAACGCAAGAAAGACGGGACATCCGATTGTTTTGTGTATCCGGCGGAATCCGTAATTGATTTAGCAACCGACGGCATAAAAGAAACAAAGCCCGCTTTGGTTTGTGCAGAGCCCTTTGACTGGGATAAAATTTTGCAGTTGACATGCCCCAGCTAATCCCATAAAGATGGGTCTTCATTACAGAGGAGATTGATTGATGAAAATGGAAGTATTAGTGCGGGGCACTGTTGCCCGAAAAGTAATCGTCGAAGGCAACTCGATTGCGGAGTGCGAAGCTAAAGCGTTTTGCGAATGGGCGGCAGCAGTCGGGGGCGATTACACCACAGCCGAAGCACTTTCCGGCATTAAAATTGATAGACCGGAAGAGGAGGCAGAGATATGACACGCCGATATAAACCCGCCACCGCAATAATCATTGTTACTTATGAATGTTACTTAGAGCCGGAGGACGTTGAAGCTTTGGACAATGGTAAAGATATCACTGAGATAGATGGTTGGGATGACAACCGCAAAAATGTAGAAATAAAAACTATGGAATACGGAGAACATTAAATGATATTTTTATTGGATTTATTGGGCAAAATTTTATACGGCCCTGATTATAAAAAACACGCAAACAGAGCCCGCCGGGGATCACGCCGACGGAGATAATGGAAGAGCCGCTTGACGCGGCTCTTTTTTTGTTTTAGTTATGGGATATTGTAAGACTTGGGGAATGACATGAAAACACAATTTACTAGAGTAAGCCGAAACCGAAAGGTCGGGCCAATACCAACAACAGTGACAAGCGCGAAAGCTTGTCCGGAATCGTGCCCGCTTAAAAATGCGGGCTGTTACGCCGACGGCGGGCCCACGGCTATGAACTGGCAAAAGGTTAGCGCCGGAGAACGCGGCGACGACTGGGCCGCTTTTTTGGAAAATGTAAAAAGCAAAATTATGAAGCGCGGGCTATGGCGGCACAATGTGGCCGGTGACTTGATATCTGACGGCGTGACAATTGACGCAAAAAAGCTTCGGCAGCTTGCCCAAGCAAACAAGGGAAAGCGCGGCTTTACCTACACGCACCATGACGTTTTTAATAATCCGGTGAATAAAAAAGCAATCCGCGCCGCAAATGCGGCGGGCTTCACCGTCAATCTGTCTGGCAATAACCCGGCGCACGCTGATCAATTGGCCGATGAAAACGCGGGCCCCGTTGTCACACTTTTGCCGGAAGAATACGGGCGGGCAAAAAACAACGGCGTGTTTAAAGAAAGTTTGCGGAAATACAAAAAGCGGCTTTCTAAATTATCAAAACAAACCCCCGCGGGCAGACCAATTACCGTTTGCCCCGCGACTTTTCTGGATGAAATGGATTGCGCCGCGTGCGGATTATGTCAAAACCAAAACCGCGCCGCTATTGTCGGTTTTCCGGCGCATGGATTCCGGGCGAAGAAAGCGGACGCGATTGCGCGTAAATAACTTTTGAAAAAACAGCTTTCATTTTATAGGAAAAAATGCGATAAAAAGCGGGCGGGCAATTCCGCCCGCTTTTTTGCAATGGAGTTTATTATGCAAAACACTACAGAGATCACCGCAACCGCGGCATATAAAACCGACGCCATAGCTCATGGCATTGGCAACAGCGCCGTATCCAATAATTGGTGGAACCGGCCAGCAGATGAACGGTTCTTATCGATCGACGAAATGCTTGCCCATAAGCAAGCGGACGCGGCGGGCATGACCGACAGAATCGTGAACACCCATAAGATGAAAATCGAGGGGCATATTGATGAGAGCAATTTAAGGCACGGCCAAATTGACGTTACCTATACCGACGAAAACGGGGCGGAGCATATTAACACCCCGTCGAATTGGTCCTTTAATCAATTGTCAGCATTGGCCGGAGCCCCCGCCGGATATTTGCGGAGCCTACCGGCACCCCTTGCCGCTGATGCCATGCAATGGGGCTTGACCCAAAACAGGGGCCGCGAACTGGTGAAAACCTACAGCGGCGAAAATAGCGGGTCGCAATTGCGGGCCGCAACCGGCCCCGATTATGGCCGGATCTATGACCATGAATTGCTAACGGCTATAAAGCAATTTGCCGATCCGGAACGCTGGAAGGTGCCGGGCATGATGATGCCGGGCGGGTTATATGATCCTTTCGTGCCTGTGTCACTCGACACGACTACCTTGTTCGCGTCGGACCGCGACGTTTTTGTTTTTCTGGTGGACGATACCCACCCGATTGAAATCGGAAAGCTTGCCGACGGTTCGCCCGATCTGGTTTTTCGCGGCTTTTATGCATGGAACAGCGAGACCGGAAGCAAGACGGCAGGGCTTGCCGCCATGTACCTCCGGGGCGTATGCATGAACCGCAATTTGTGGGGCGTTGAAAACTTCCAAGAGATTAAAATCCGGCACACCAAATTCGCGGCGGACAAATGGTCGGCGGAAGCGCAACCGGCTTTGGAAAGCTTCGCGAACGGGTCCAGCCAAACCCTTCTTGAGGGCGTGAAGGCGGCGCAGGATGCCAAGGTCATGGATGATAAAGACAGCCAGCTAGAATTTTTGACCAAGCGGGCCGGTCTATCCAAACGCATGGCGGGTGCGGCGATAGCCCGGCACGAAAAAGAGGAGGGCCGGCCTATGCGCTCAGTTTGGGACGCGGCTCAAGGCATTACCGCAATCGCCCGGGACGTAACGCATCAGGACGCCCGCATTGAGATCGAAAGCAAGGCCGGTGCCCTGCTCAACAAGGTCGCGGCGTGAACCAGTTTGTGTTCGTGACTTTGGGGCTGATCACAAGCGCCTATTTGCTTTTGATCATTTGAATGCCCGGACATTGAAAACGGGGGCCATTTGGTCCCCGTTTTTTTTGTGCTTTTCATTTTCTGCCGGGTCCGATAAAGTCGCAGACGTTAACCAAACTACGGAGTTTTAAAAATGTTTGAGGTTACTATCCAAAAAAATTACACCGCCGCCGTGCATGAATTTAACAAGCAATTGAATGATTTTCACGAACAGCAGATTGGACCGGACCGGCCCTATTCCGGGGACGGGACTTTGCTCGAATATATCGAACAGCTTGAAAAATCGTTTAATGAAAAAACCGATTTGACTTTTGAGCTAGGCAAAAAAACGCGGCGCGGCCATGTCGCAAGTTTTGCCCCGTCCGTTGAATGGCAACGCGCTTTTCTACACATTGAAACGGATTTTAAAAATCCATAGAGACAGCCCGGCGCACATTGTCGAGAAACGGGGGCCAGATGGCCCCCGTTTTTTTTGTGCTTCCAATTTTCTGCCGGGTCCGATAAAGTCGCAGACATGGCCGGAATGGTCCGGCCATTAACTACGGAGAAAAAAACATGTCTTTAAATTGGAATTTAGAAGACGTCGATCGCAAATTTACTCACGCCAAAGCGGACGCAGAATGGCCCAACCCGACCCCAAACTTCGGAGGCGAACCGATAGACCGGGAGGCGGAATACATGCGGCCCGAAACCGAAATTTTAATTTATCACACAATGGCCGTTAGCATGGGATCGATCACCCAAAAAAACTATAATGAGTTTTATATGCGCGTCCTTATCTGGGAGGCGTTGGAATCTTGCTCGAAGCACAGCAAGGGGTCGGCCGAATATTGGAACCGGCGCGACGGTACAAACTTTAAAGCCGGGGATAGTCCAATCACGTGGGAGCGCGTACGGGGTCATATCGGCCTTTGCACGAATGTCCCGGAGGAACCGCGCGCAAAATGGATCAAGCGCACCTGTGATCGGTTTGTGGAGGCGCACGACCGGATTGGTCGCGAAGAAGCCGCCGAATAGCAGGCGCACATTTTCGAGAAGCGGGGGCCTTTGCGCCCCCGTTTTTTTTTGCGCCTAATTTTCAGTGAAACATGCCGAGGCCCGACGCCCGCGACCCAGCCCAAACGTACCGGCCAGCACGCACCCCGGGCACATCCCCGGGCACATCCCCGGGCACCTATCAGGGCGAACAACCGGGGCGAACAACCGGGGCGAACAACCGGGCACCTATCAGGGCGAACAACCGGGGCGAACAACCGGGGCGAACAACCGGGCGCATCCCGGATCGATCACCCGGGGCGAACAACCGGGGAGCATACCGGGGAGCATACCGGGGCGAATACCGGGGCGAATACCGGGGGGCATACCGGGGCGAATACCGGGGCGCTGCCGAACCGTTGCCGGGGCGAATACCGGGGCGCTGCCGAACCGCTGCCGGGGCGCTGCCGAACCGTGGTCCGCGGGCCTCGAACCGGCGACCGGCGACCGGCAAAAAACGGCCCGGGGCCCGTTGATATCGGGTCACCGGCACCGGCCCGGGAACCGCGCGGCGCGGCCAAATTTTCGCGGCCCGACGCGCTGCGGCACGAGTGCTTGTGCCATGTTCCTCTCAAATAATTACGTGAAAAACGGTATCAGTTCGGATTTGCTTGTTAACTGTCTAAAAAAGAGGCATATTGCACAAAGTTTTTGCAGTTAGGGGCCCCCTATGGATGTTTCCGAACAGGAGATGAAACTCCGCTTACGATTAGCGCAATTAGAGCGCTTAGAAGCGTGCCAAACAGATTTCCTGACCTTTGTAAAAAATATGTGGCCGGACTTTATTGCGGGTCGTCATCACAAGATTATTGCTGAAAAACTTGAACGCGTCGCGAACGGCGAACTAAAAAGATTGATCATCAACATGGCACCGCGGCACACGAAAAGTGAATTTGCGTCTTTCCTGTTTCCGGCGTGGATGATGGGCAAAAACCCGAAAATGAAAATCATTCAGGCGACGCACACGACAGAGCTTGCTGTTAACTTTGGACGGAAGACAAAGAACCTAATTGATAGCGACGACTTCAAGGATATTTTTCCTGACGTAAAGCTTGCCGCGGACAGTAAGGCTTCTGGTCGTTGGGATACATCTTCTGGCGGCATGTATTATGCCGTGGGCGTCGGATCTAACCTCGCGGGCCGCGGTGGAGACCTCGTGATTATTGATGACCCGCATTCCGAACAGACGGCTATGTCCAATAGTGGTTTTGACGATGCTTGGGATTGGTACACTGGGGGCCCCCGACAACGTCTCCAGCCGGGTGGGTCGATTGTTCTTGTTCAAACTCGCTGGTCCGAAAAAGATATGACCGGTCAATTGATGCGTGCAATGGCTAAAGATCCAATGGCGGACCAGTGGGAGATTGTCGAGTTACCTGCTATTTTTGAAGACGGCACATCTTGTTGGCCTGAGTTCTGGTCTCTTGAAGATCTAAACGCGGTCCGCGCATCTATACCGCCTAGCAAATGGAACGCGCAGTATCAGCAGAACCCTACGGGTGAAGAAAATGCGATTATCCCACGCGAGTGGTGGAAGAAGTGGACTAGGGACAGTGTACCGAATTTAGAGTATGTCATTCAGAGTTACGACACGGCGTTTTCCAAGCGGACGACTGCGGACTTTTCGGCCATTACGACTTGGGGTGTTTTCCGTCCCAATGAGATTGGGGGGCCCCCGGCTTTGATGCTATTGGATAGCAAGAAGGACCGCTGGGATTTTCCGGAGCTTAAAGAGATGGCGATGGAACAGTATAAGTACTGGGAGCCGGATACTGTAATTATTGAAGCGAAGGCATCTGGTTTGCCGTTGACGCAGGAGCTTCGGAATATGGGCATTCCGGTTGTTAACTTTACGCCCAGTAAAGGCAATGATAAGCTAACTCGTGTCCATTCGGTTTCGCCTTTGTTTGAGGCGGGCATGGTTTGGGCACCGGACGCAATGTTTGCGGACGAGTTGATTGAAGAAGTTGCAGCGTTTCCAAACGGCGAACATGATGACTTGGTGGATAGCATGACACAGGCTTTGATGAGATACCGGCAAGGTAATTTTGTCCAACTACCAAATGATGATTGGGACGACGAGGATACGGCTGTACGTGTAAGGGCGTATTACTGATGATTGACCCATACGTTACTGCGGCTCAAAAACGTATACAATCCAGAGAACGCATGGCTGGCATGTCTCCACAACAATTGGAGCAAATGCGGGCACAAGGCATTCAACAAGTTCAGCAAGACTTTGGTGATACGTCCCAAGGAATTTATGATTTTGCCCAATATCTTCGGCAAAACCCAGACAAAGTCGCAGAAGTTGTAGCGCGTGCAGGCACATATGCCTTACCGGGTTCTGGAATTGGGGAGTCGATGGGTCTTGCCCCCGAACTTGCCCCCGGCAGCGGATATGCCCCCGGCATGGTAGAAAATTTACAAGAAGGTCGGATAGGAGACTTTTTAGGACAAACAGCGGGTGTCGGTTTAGACGTTGCCCAACTGTCAGGGATTGGCACTATCCCAATTACAGCGGGTAAATTTGGGTTGGGACTTTTACGGGGCGGAGCCCGTTTAGTAGATGATTTCGGTCAGGAGTTTGACCCCAAGGCCACGAAGATATTAGCCAGCCCAGACACGCCGGGTATAGCCGGTGGATACTCTGGTTTGAAACGCATTGAGGACGAAGCTCAAACCCGACTAGAAGCGGGAGAGGACCCGCGCAAAGTCTTTGAAGAAACAGGCTTCATGCGTATTAACGTAGACCCGCGGGTTGATAGGGGCCCCACCGATGAAGCAATTCAGACCAAAATGGTTTTTGATATTCCGGACAATCTAAGTCAGATCAGCCTTGCAAATGCAGTTCCCGAAAAGGTTTTACAAAAATCTGCGGACAGAAAATCGGCTAAAGAAATATTTAAATCTTTCCGAAAAAACGACGCGGCATATGAAATAGAAACGGACTATGCGGGCGGCAAATATGGTCAGTCTGTGCGTTTAAATTTAAATCAGGTAATTGCGCCAGAGCATCCTATTTTCGATGTTTTTCCGGATTTAGCTAATGATTTAGACGTAAGAATTATTGAAAAACCATCGGGTAAGACTGGCGGGCACTATAACCCCAGCACTAATACGATTGCAATCGGTGCTCAGTTTATTGGCAACGACGATTACGTATCAACTCTCATGATCCATGAATTAGCGCACATGATGCAAACTAAGGGTGGACTGCCGGGTGGGGGGATGCCTTTCAATGCACCCAAAAGAGTTTTTAACAAGTTGTACGACAATTTTGCAGCACTAGAGTCCTTTAAGTTTATTGAAGGCGACATGAACCTGAATGAATTTATTTTTTCTGACACAAGGCCAAAAGATGAGGCAAATAAATTAGCTAGTTTAATTTACAGAGCTCAAACCAATGTAATGGCAAAAAACCCGGACGCCCCTGTCGTATCTGGTGGATTGTTTCCGGGCGACCCATATTCCAGTGTTAATCAAAACGTAGATGAACTACCTTTCCGCGATGAAGTAGAGGCGGAATTTCTTAAACTGGTAGATAAAGACGCTGCCAAAGCAAACAAGGATGCGGAAGCTTTTGAGGCAGTAGGCATCAGAGTCATGGGCGACGACGATACTGCTAAGAACAATTACATGCGCTTGCGGGGCGAATTCATGTCTCGTTTGCAAGAGGCGTATGCTCTGGCTACAGAAGGTTTGAGCCCGCAGGAGCGGCGCAAGTTGTTTCCGATGGATTTGGCAACTAAAGAAGATTTTTACCCGACAGCCGCTGCGAGACAAAAGGGCGTCGTGAGCGTTCCTGTTGGTATGCAAAAAGACATACAAGCAGGACAGGGTGCTTTAAAAGGGGCGATTGTTTTAGATCGCGGGGAATTGGCTACAAAATACCCATCGGAGCAAGGTTTAATAGATGTTGTTCCGGCGGAAGGTATGGATGACCCTACTAGTGGTTTGATTAACCGAGACGCATTTACACCAGAAATGCAAAGACAACTAAGATTCAAAGGGTCTGAGGCTCAGTCTGGTGGTTTTATTGCCGACAGCGATAAAATTAGAGACACGATTAATTTAATAGACCCAAACAAAAAAATGTTTGAGCAGCCACGGGCCGTTCGGGAACTTTCGGAACTACCGTCCGTTAAAAGTTTTCTGGACTTTCACACCGCAGCGGATGGCATACGGCAGTTTGATACAACCTTTCGCGGTGATTATTTGCTGGATGTTCTTAAACGAGAAGGTTTTGAGCAAAGGGCCACTTCTCCAAGAAAACCAGAGGAGGTCTTTGAATTTTTAGGTGACGAAGGATTAGGCGCGGAACACCCCAATATATCGGAGCAGGTTGACAAGTTTGTTCAAAATATAGACGAGTTTGGTTCTGACGAATTAGAGCTTGTACGAGGGGTTCTGGATTATCCAGTTTATAAACAGGATTTAGATCGCACCCTCTTACAGGCATACCCAGATGGCAAAATACCCGTGAGCCGCAAAAAGCCTTACGGGTTGATCAAAGGTGAGGCACCAATAACCACCCAAGAATTTGTAAACCTTAAAGATGTAGCATTTGTTGGAAACGAAGCGGAAAAAGAACTTATCGTAGATACCAGCGTTGGTTTGCGTTCTTTCAGGCTTTTGCCTGATGCAGTCGAGATGACGCCAGAACAAATTCAAAAACAAATAAATTCTGCTCAAAAATTTACGGAAGAGTTTCCTGAAGAGGCTGCACAAGCAGGTTTGGACTCCGAAATTGTAAGACTTCAAGATTTATTAGAAAAAGCGCAACAAGGCTCACAAAAATTCGCGGACGGCGGTCTGGCGTCTCTCGCCCCAATCGCACGCAACATGTTCCGCGGACCGCGGGCCTTGGAATCACTAGCTCCCGTAGCTAGGAACATGGATCGTTCTATGATACGCTCCGGCTAAAGGAGAAGCCAAATGTCACAAACACCGAATGCTGGGATGGTTGATAGAAACGTACCGTCTCAACTTGATGAGGAAGACCTTGCCGCTGAAATAGAGGTCGAACTTCCGGGCTCACAAGAAAATACAATTGATTTTATGGGCTCTGCCATGAATATGGATGTTGAAATCATACCGGAAGAAGATGGCGGTGTGACGATTGACTTTGAGCCTGCTGATGCCGCCAAGGGCAGTGAAGAGTTTTACGATAATCTGGCAGAAAATCTGTCGGAAGGGGAGCTTGGCAGAATTAGCAGTGAACTATTGGGAGAGTTTGATGCTAACAAGGCCAGCCGTCAGGAGTGGGAAGACGCCTATGCTAATGGTTTGGAGTTGCTTGGCTTCACTTACGAGGAGCGCACTCAACCATTTAGGGGAGCGTCGGGAGTAACACATCCTTTGCTAGCTGAATCAGCTACACAATTTCAGGCGCAAGCCTTCAACGAATTATTGCCTGCGTCGGGTCCTGTTCGAACCACGATTCTGGGTGACGAAACACGCGAAAAACAACAGCAGGCGCAGCGCGTCCGTCAATTTATGAATTACTACATCACGACGGTGATGGAGGATTACACGCCTGACATGGACCAGATGCTGTTTTATCTGCCATTGGCGGGTAGCACGTTTAAGAAGGTTTATTATGACGAAACTTTGGGCCGTGCGGTAAGTAAATTCATACCCGCAGAACAACTTGTTGTGCCGTATGAGACTTCTGATCTTGATAGCTGCCCAAATATTACGCAGGTAATACGCATGTCACTTAACGATTTGCGTAAAAAACAGGTTTCTGGGTTCTATCTGGACATTCCGGTGATACCGGCACAAGAAGAAATGAACAGTGTGGATGACGAGATTAACCGGATTGATGGTTTATCGCCTAGTCAGGTGGATTATGACTGCACGATTTTGGAGTGCCACGTTGATCTTGACTTAGAAGGCTATGAAGACGTTGACGATGACGGCGAACCCACTGGGATTAAGGTTCCTTACGTCGTAACTATCAGTCAGGACAACGGACAGATACTTTCTATCCGCCGTAACTTTAACGAAGACGATGAATTGAAGCGCAAAATCCAATATTTTGTGCATTTTAAGTTCTTGCCCGGTTTTGGTTTTTACGGGTTGGGTCTAATTCACACAATTGGCGGTCTTTCGCGGACCGCGACTGCTGCTTTGCGTCAATTGATTGATGCAGGCACGCTTTCTAACCTACCCGCAGGGTTCAAAGCCCGCGGACTGCGGATCAGGGACGATGATGACCCGCTTCAGCCGGGTGAATTTAGAGATGTGGACGCTCCGGGCGGTGCAATCCGTGACAGCTTGATGCCGTTACCGTTTAAGGGGCCGGATCAGACGCTTTTTGCCCTTCTTGGGTTTGTCGTAGACGCCGGTCAGCGGTTCTCGACCATTACTAACATGAAAGTTGGTGACGGAAACCAGCAGGCGGCAGTCGGAACGACGATTGCGCTATTGGAGCAGGGTTCACGGATCATGAGCGCGGTGCACAAACGTCTGCACTACGCGATGAAGCTCT